CTTTTTTAACACCTTTTTTAATATTAACTTGTGGTATTTTCGGAATGATAACACGATCAATTAATTGTATATCTTCATATGAGTATAATGATGGTATATTATTTTTTATAGGACATTTTAAATTCAAATAATTATATAAAGATATTTTAGTTTTTTCAGTTTGAAAAAGTTTATATAGTTCTGATTTATCACTTAAATAATTATTATATTGAATATTTTCTGCTATCCTTTTATTTTCATAATTATTAATATATTTTTCTTTTTTATTTATATTTACTAATTCTTTTTCATTAATATTTTTGAAATAATCTTCAATATTTTTTTTAAGTATTGTAATATCATTTGAACTATTATTAGCTATATCAATAACTTTATGTTCTATATTAATTAATATACTCATTTAATAATATTAAGGATAAAAATAATATTCAACGTAATATAATATCTTCAAACATTCCTTTATAAAATGTTTGCAAACTTTCAGATGGGTTCATTTGATCTTCATAAACACTTCTTGGAACATATTTAACTACAACTTTATCTTTTTTACATACCAACTTATTACTATAATATCCTTGAATAATTAATAATATACCAATAAATAATAAAAATATTGCGATAGCCTTCATACTTAATATTACTAAATAAGAAAAAAAATAAATTGTATTCACAAATAATTAATAAATTACTTTTGTCTTTCACTCCATACATCGACATTCTCAATTGAACTTTTTAGAGAATCTAATTCAATATTATTATCTTTATCAGAATCTGAACCAACAGGTGCTGCATTTGATGCAACCTTATTTTTTCTTTCCTCAAAAATAACATCTTTATCATCCATATTTTTCTTATATTCTTTCATAAGAGTATTAAGTTGTGTTTCCGAATATTCTTGATTATCTAAACATTCTGGATTTGGCGACCAAGGACACCAACAACCAACTTGTGCGATATAAATATTAAACTTTGTATCAATCTTCTTTAAGAACTCACTACGGGTTTTAGCCTCTTCAAGAGTATCGAATGTACCTCTTACTTTGATACCTCTCATTGATGTTACGAAGTTATTATCTCTATGATAACTTTGCTCTAATTCATCGTTATTTACTGATTTGTAAAAAGTATATTGTTCGTTCATTTCTTTATTATCAAAAATATAAGAATGATTGTCACGAATAGTATTAACCATATCAGCGGTATCAGGGTATTTTTCTTTTATTCCATCGAGTAAAACTTTCATATCATCTCCGAATTTACCAATAAACTTAGATAGAATATATAAATCTTTTTTCACAATAACATCTTCAGGACTTAGGAAAGATAGAAGAACATAATTTTGTGCTCTAATCGGTTTATCTTCGTCTAGATAATCAGTTTCTTTTGTAGTTACTAGAACAGAGGTATCTTCCATTACGTCTATTTATAGTATTTAATATAATTTAAATCTTATATATATTTTTTTTAAAATTATATTATAATAGTAAAATGAAAGTATTTTACGAACATTATGATGAATTTAATATATTTATTAAATATATTATAGGAGGTATAATAATAGCTTTTACAGTATCTATAATGCCTAATAATAAATTAGATGTAAGTGAGATATGGTTAATTGGTTTAATAACATCAAGTACTTACGCTATACTCGATTTATTGTCAAATACTGAAAAAATAAATGTTGAAAAAATATGCGGTTTAAAAGAGGGTTTTAGAATATAGTAAAATTAAAGTGAAGGTATAATATCATAATCCAAATCAACACATATTTTTTTCCATATTTGATCTTGTACGTATAGTTTTTCCCTACTTTTTAATAATGGAAAATATTTGAGATATTCATTTAAACCAAGAATTTGAAAAAACTTATAGAGTACATAACTATAAGATAAAAAGTTTTTTCTATCTTTAGGACAATGTTTTAAAAAAGGTGCTTGAATACTTCTAAACATACTACATAATTTTTCTTCTAATTCAGGGCTAAATTGAGGAGTTGGTATACCGCTTATTCTATTAATAATATAGTTAATATGTTCATAATACTTATTAATCCTCAATCTTTTTAGGATATCTCGCATTTTAATATAAGTAATAGTTTTGAGATCAATTATCTTTTCTTTCTTAATTTCTGCTAATATTTTTTCAAAAATATCATCTGGAATATCGGTACTTTCTTTTCCCTGAACTTGATTACACCATTCTCTAAAATGATTTATTCTTTTATAACAAAAATGAGATGTGTCTTTTGTATTTTGTTTTAAAATAGGTCTGTTTTGTTCTACTAAAAGTAATTCTTGATATCCACACATATTACATATCATAATTGCATCTTGTTGTAAACAAGTCATTTGATTTTTACATACTTTACACATTTCTATGTTTTTATCTTCAACATTTCTAACATATTGTTTATCTATTATAGACATATATTTATCAACTAATGCACTTTTATCATATAGTGTATCATCGTTATTATTAGAATCTATATATTCTTCGGTTTTAAAGTTATTACTATTCACTTCTTCACCTATAATATTGTTTAAATCAGATGTATTGTTTATTATATTTTTTGAATCTATATTATTAAGAGCATCTAATACATTTATAGTTGTCGCTGAAACTATACTTCTTTTTTTTTTTGAATCATTTTTATATATTTTAGGTTGTCTATTCAATAATTCGCTCGTAGATACTATTGTATTTTGTTGCTCTATATTATGATAATTATTTATATCAGATTGCTTTTCAACAGTTTCATAATATTGAAATAATATATAGCTTGTATTTTTATAATAATCTATTTCATCGTATGTATTTAATTCTTTAATACATATTTTTAGTTCTGATATTTTTTCACGTAATATAATGTTTTTCGTCCATAACAAATTACCTTTCTCTTTATCCTTCGATATTTCACATTTTTCTAGTTGTGAAATAATAGAAAGTATTTCTTTTTCATATTTACATAATAATAAATTATATTCTTCTTTGAGTATATCGCTATCTTCAAAACCTTTTATTATATTATTGTGCATTGCATCGAGTGTAAAAGTGTCATTGTTATCATTTGACACCTTTTTCTTTGATGATTTTTCTTTGAACATCATTATAGATATTTTATTAAATAAAAGGTTTATATGATAAAATATTTTTATTCGTCCTATTATTCATATTTTTTTCTCCTCTAATAGTATAAAGTATATAGCGTAAATGGGTGGTGGTCTTCTTCAACTAGTAGCTTATGGTGCTCAGGATGTTTATTTAACTGGTAATCCCCAGATTACCTTCTTCAAGGTTGTATATCGTCGTCATACTAACTTCGCAATTGAAGCTATTCAACAAACTTTTAACGGTAACCCCATTTATGGTAGCACCGTAAATTGTCAAATATCACGAAATGGTGATTTAATTAATCGCATGTATCTTCAAGTAGATGTTGAAAAGAGAGCACAAGGTCAAGCTACTGCTATGTCATATGTTAATTATCTAGGTCTTCGTTTAATTAAATCAGTAGTTATTGAAATTGGTGGACAACAAATTGATAAACATTATTCCGATTGGCTTTACATTTGGAATGAATTATCTCTTCCACTCGGAAAACGATATGCTTATGATAATATGGTTGGTGCTGATAAAGATATACTTTCTGCTTCGGGTAGTACCTTATATATACCTCTTGAGTTTTGGTTTTGCCGTAATGTTGGTTTAGCCTTACCTCTAATCGCTTTACAATATCATGAGGTAAAAGTTAAAATAGATTTTGAAACTAAGGCGAAATGTTTTTGTTCTGTGGGAGGAGGAGAATCTACATTAGCAACAGTCAATACTGAGTTTCCAAGTGATCTTAAAAATGTAGCATTATGGGTTGACTATATTTTCCTCGACACTGACGAACGTCGCCGTTTCGCTCAATTATCACACGAATATTTAATAGAACAACTTCAATTTACAGGAACTGAAACACTATCTAAGGGAAGTAATCGTATTAAATTAAATTTTAATCATCCATGTAAAGAATTAATATGGGTTGCAAAAATGAGTAACGTCACAGCTAAAGCATCTCGTTGGTATGATTATACCGATAGTGATTTAGTAGATACTGCTGTTTTTGATTCATCAGGACTTGCTGGAGGACAATTAAAAGAGCTTTCTACATTTCAATTAGGTACATCAGCAAATGGTAAAAATCCTTTTATTGACGGTATTCTTCAATTAAATGGAAATGATCGTTTCGCTATACGTAAAGGTTCATACTTTAATTACGTTCAACCTTATCAACATCATACAAACATTCCAACTAATGCAGGTATTAATGTATATTCGTTTGCTCTTAAACCTGAAGATCATCAACCAAGTGGAACACTGAATATGTCTCGTATTGATACAGCAACCCTTATGGTAAATGTTGTTGCAACAACAAAGGTTGCAGGTGGTGGTGGACCTATAGCATCTGTATTCGATGGTATTCAAATATACGCAGTAAATTATAATGTACTTCGTATTCTATCGGGTATGGGTGGTCTTGCTTATTCTAATTAAAATATATCTGAGTTTATTTATATATATATTATTGTGTAATATAGTCCTTTTTTTTTTCTCCTCTAATAGTATAAAGTATATAGCGTAAATGGGTGGTGGTCTTCTTCAACTAGTAGCTTATGGTGCTCAGGATGTTTATTTAACTGGTAATCCTCAAATTACCTTTTTTAAAGTTGTATATCGTCGTCATACTAACTTCGCTATCGAAGCTATTCAACAAACTTTCAATGGAACACCAGGTTATGGAAATCGTGTAACTTGTCAAATATCACGCAACGGTGATTTAATACATCGTATGTATTTAGCGGTTGATATGGAAGGTAATACTAAAACTTTATGTCCTTATTTTGGTCTCCGTCTTATTAACCATGTAGAAATAGAAATAGGAGGACAAAAAGTAGATAAACATTATTCACATTGGATGTATATTTGGAATGAATTATCTTTACCAAAATCAAAAAAAGAAGGTTATAGTAAAATGGTTGGTGGTGCAGGTGGTATTATAACAGATATGTTATATGTTCCTCTCGAGTTTTGGTTTTGCCGAAATGTTGGTCTAGCATTACCTTTAATCGCTCTACAATATCACGAAGTAAAAGTTAATATCAATTTTGAAACAGCAGAAAATTGTAATAGTGATGCAAATCCTTTACTTGCTCTCGGACCATCTTCACTTTGGGTTGATTATATTTTCCTTGATACTGATGAACGTCGTCGTTTCGCTCAATTATCACACGAATATTTGATAGAGCAACTTCAATTTACAGGGTCTGATTCAATAACAGGACTTCAAATGAAACCCAAGTTATCTTTTAATCACCCTTGTAAAGAATTAGTATGGTTTTGTGCTAATAAATTTAATACATCATCCAGAATTACTGATAACAATAATTGGACTAATTATTCTACTACTGTCGGAAACACTAAGACATCGACAATAGTATCAACAAATCCAATTGCTAAAGCTAAATTAGTTCTTAATGGTAATGATAGATTTTCCGAACGCCCTGGATCATATTTTAATTTAATTCAACCATTTCAACATCACGAAAATATCCCTTCAAATCCTGGAATTAACGTATATTCTTTCGCATTAAAACCTGAAGAACATCAACCAAGTGGAACACTTAATATGTCACGTATTGACACAGCAGTTCTTAATTTAGACTTTAATGCACAAGAAGCAGGTGTGTCTAGAAATTTATATGTTTATGCGGTCAATTACAATGTTCTTCGTATATTATCGGGTATGGGTGGTCTTGCTTATTCTAATTAAAATATATCTAAGTTTATCTATATATATTATTGTGTAATATAGTCCTTTTTTTTTTCTCCTCTAATAGTATAAAGTATATAGCGTAAATGGGTGGTGGTCTTCTTCAACTAGTAGCTTATGGTGCTCAGGATGTTTATTTAACTGGTAATCCTCAAATTACCTTTTTTAAAGTTGTATATCGTCGTCATACTAACTTCGCTATTGAAGCTATTCAACAAACACCGACAGGGAGTAATTCATTGGGATCTCGGGCAAGTATCCAAATTACACGCAATGGTGATTTAATCCATCGTGTTTATTTCAATGGTAAAATAAAAAATACTGGTTCTGCATTAGCAGTAGCACTTGTTCCTAATTTTGGTCAAAAACTTCTTAAAACTGTTGAATTAGAAATTGGCGGACAACGTATAGATAAGCATTATTCAGAATGGCTTTATATTTGGAATGAGCTTTCTCTTCCTGTTGGAAAACGTGATGGTTATAATGTTATGGTTGGTGCTAATAGTACTAATAGTTGTACTAAATTAGATTATGGCAAATCGTATGAAGTATATGTACCATTAGAATTTTGGTTCTGTAGAAATGTTGGATTAGCATTACCTTTAATAGCACTTCAATATCATGAAGTAAAAATTAATGTTGAATACGAAAGTATAGAAAATTTATGTGATAAATCTCCAACCAATTTATGTTTCGGACAAGATATTACTGATGGCTGTACTAATGGAAATAATACTATAGGGACAGCAGATGCTAAAACGGGTGTTGATATATTATTCGATACAAATCCTCAAATATCATTAGAAGAAGCTGTATTATGGGTTGACTATATTTTCCTTGACACTGACGAACGTCGTCGTTTCGCTCAATTATCCCATGAATATTTAATAGAACAACTTCAATTTACAGGAACTGACACTATTACAGAAAGTGTTGACTCTATGAAAAGTATTCGTATGAACTTTAATCATCCTTGTAAAGAGTTAGTTTGGGCTGTTAAGAATACAACTGCTTTAGCTGATAAAAAAGTTTTCTGGAATAACTTCTCTACGGCAAACCCTGGTGCAACTGCAGCAAACTTTGAAACAGTTAATGACTATATTTCATCATCAAATCCTATAACTCAAGCTAAAATTATGCTAAATGGTAATGATCGTTTTGCTACACGCAAAGGTGATTATTTCTCACTCGTACAACCTTATCAACATCACGAAAATACTCCTGATAAATATCATCAAGGTATTAACGTATATTCATTTGCACTTAAGCCCGAAGAACACCAACCAAGTGGAACTCTCAATATGTCACGAATTGATACAGCTGTTCTTTCATTGTCATCATCAGTAACAGGAACTATACATGTATATGCTATAAATTACAATGTTTTACGTATCTTATCAGGTATGGGTGGTCTTGCATATTCTAATTAATTTATACTAATAATTTTATTTTTTTCATAATAATAAATAATTATTTATTAAACGAATAAATGATTTTGAGTAAATTATTTTTTTATTATATTTGAATCTCATAATATATTC